GATATGAATAGCTGTTTAGGTTATGATGTTAAGAAACTTAAAGACAAAATGATTATGCTAAAAGTCATTAAGAACAGATTGTCAAGAGATAATGTAGCCATTGGACTGTATGCTAACCCATCTGCAGGTGCATTTGCAGAATTACCATTAGTGAATTCAATAAATTATGATGATTATGTCTAACAATGTAGAACACCCTAAGCACTATAACACTGGTAAGATTGAAGTAATCAGTGCTATAGAAGACTGGAATCTAGATTTTCATTTAGGTAATGTAGTAAAATATGTTGCCAGAGCTGGAAAGAAAGATGTCAGTAAAACTCTGGAAGATCTGGAGAAAGCCAAGTGGTACTTGGAAAGAAAGATAAGTGAATTAGAAAGAGATGTATTTCAAGGAACAACTAAACTTTAATAATTATGAGGATTCAAGATCCAGCATTAGGTAAATACTCCATTCAAGTGGGTATTAGTAAGTATGTAATATATGAAGGAGACAGAAGTGTTATCACTTTTGCTGACTTTAATGAAGCTCTCCGTGAGATTGCTAAAAGAATAGTAAATGACATGGAAGGTACTGTTACTCTTGGTGAATTCCACAGATTAACAGAAGATGTATTTGACAGGATTAAAAGATCCTATGAGTTAATTCCACTGACTGAAGAAGAACTTAAAGAACAAGAAAGTAATGAGTCTAGTGCTTCCAACTAAAAAGGTAGCAGCTAAAAGTCAGAGTCCCAGAAAACTTATTATTTATTCAAAGCCAAAAGTCGGCAAGACATCTGCTCTTGCTGAACTTGAGAATGCTTTGATTATAGATTTGGAGAAGGGTACTGATTTTCTAGATGCTATGAAGGTTCAAGTCAATGATTTGGCTGAACTTAAACAAGTAGGTCAAGCTATTATAGATGCAGGAAAGCCTTACAAGTATATTGTGATAGATACTATCACTAAGCTTGAAGATATGTGTCTGCCATTAGCTCTGACAATGTATAAAAAAACTCCAATGGGTAAAAACTTTGATGGTACTAATGTATTAACTCTTCCTAATGGTGCAGGTTATTTGTATCTTCGTGAAGCTATTGATTCAGTAGTAAAATATCTGGATACATTATCTGAAAGGATAATTTATCTAGGTCACATCAAACTTAAATCTATTGAGAAGAATGGTAAAGAAGTAACTGCCAGTGATCTTGATTTGACAGGTAAAATCAAATCTATGATGTCTGCAGATGTTGATGCTATTGGCATGCTGTATAGAGAAGGAAGTAAGAATATACTTTCCTTTAAAACTACAGATGATGTAATATGCGGTGCCAGACCTAAACATCTAAAGAATCAAGAAGTTGTATTATCTGAAATAGATGAGAAAGGTAATGTAACTGTTGACTGGAGTAAAGTATTTATAGATTAAACTAAACAACCAAATTAATATGAGCAAACCAGTAATTAAGAAATCAGAACTAATTAGTCTGATTAATGACAAGGGTTTTACCCGTCAAGAACTTGCAGATAATTATAGTGTATCTGTAGGTGAAATTAATAAGTATCTTAAATTGCTAAACATCAAACTGAAAGCCAAGAAAATGACTTATCAAGTAGTTGATGACACTGTAACAACCTCTGAGCCTGTAGTAACTGATAATGTATCTGCTGAAGTAAACACTGTAGCGTAATAATAATAACTAACCAATAAAAACTAATAATTATGTTTAGCACAAAAGGAGTAAACACTCAAGAAATTAAGAAAATCGGTAAGTATTTTTCTTATGGTATTCACCAACTGTTCATTTATGACATTGAAATCAAGACTGCAAAGACTGGCAGTAAGCAATTGACTTTGTTTATGGAAACTATGCCAATCACTCAGGATGGTTTTGAGGCTGAGCCTGGTCACAAAGGTCAAGTAGGTAGAGTAGCATTCCCAGGTACTTATCTAAAACTTGAGGATCCTAAAGCAGTAACTGAGTTTAATAAAAATGTGGGTATCATTGCTGATAAACTTAATGTTAGAAAGCAACTTGATGAAGTAAATGCAGGTGATTTTGATTCTTATGTGCAAGCAATTAAACCTCTGTTTGTAGGCAAACCAGCATGGTGGGCTATTGCAGGTGAGGAATATCTGAAAGCTGATGGTAAAGTTGGTACTAGACTCAAAACTCGTGGATATTCTTTTATATCCAGTATGTCTGAAGGTCAGAGCCACTTGGAGAAATTTGACATTACCAAGTCTTATAACTTCAAACCTGTAGCTAGACCAGATAAAGACTCTATGCCTGCTGCAGAAGTAGTAAATGATCTTCCGTTTTAATTAGTTATGTAATAGTCCCCCATCAGAAATGGTGGGGGATTT